CGATACTGTCCCGAAATGGGTCAGTGATTGAATTCGCAAAACGAATTTTCCACAATGGTGTGGATGTTTCTCCAGTACCCTTCAAAGAGTTCTTCGCAGCCTTATTTGGCTACGGGAACTTCCTGGACTATGTAAGAAAATATAATCTTACTCTAGTTCAACTCGCTAGAGTGCTCGGATATAAATACCGAGCGTTGTCGAAAATCGGTAGTGGGTTTAAATCAATGCCGAGTGGAATTAAACGAATTTATATCGCTAGTTCCTTACCCGGAGCTTCAACTGAAGTTCAGCCCTTCTTCCAGTTAGGTTCACCGGTTAAAGCTCGGTGGCCAATCTCTCTGGATACCTTCTGGCGACAGTTTTCTCAGTTAGAGTTCAGGGCTTTGTTGAAAGCCGTGGCTTCTCGAATTGAGAGAGCTTTAAATGATCCTTCACAATTTACTACCCTGACAGATTTATCGAAAGATAAATTGTTGCTAGATATGATATCTAGTAATTACCTAGTTGCCATTGTCCCTTCGGACAGTGGTAACTGGGCTTCAGGTGCAAGGGCCTTGCCCTTGGAGTACATTGAGGGACCAGCCGAAGCCAAAGAGATTGGGTGCGGCTTTACCATGTCACCAGACGGAGTTTATCAACCTATGGAGGTATCTAAACCTACTCTGGGGTATCTAGACGGTATGGAGCTCCTTTCCGGTAACGGAAAAGTGATCTCCCTATCCGCGGCAGAGTTTATGCTAATTAAAACAGCAGTCGCTGCTTTATTTGATGCATTTATTCTTCCTAAACGGGATGCATTGCGGCAGGCCGGAGCCGACGTGCAACGACTCATTGTTTCACAATGGGTGCTACCCGAGGAGATGGACCAAGTGATGATTAATTTCATAACAGTCTCACGAGAGACTGCACTTGTACCACAGAAAGTGGTTCACCTCGCAAGACAAAGCCCGTTTTCTAGAACCGTTGACCCAATTTCTCTACGAATGTGGAGAAAATGGAGCAAATTGATTCAAGGATCTGTGCATGGTGGGAAAATTATCCCTTAAGATACCAATGCGGCTTTCCTAGACGCTTCGGCGTTATCCTCAGCATAAGAGAGCCGGGAGATTAGTAACCTCCTGGTGGTAAGTCGACCAAATGCTGACCAGCAACATTGGTCTGACGGCGAAACGTTTAACCCTCCAGCGTAACAGTTCTGGATATTATATTTGTTTCAGGGTATGGGCCCACAAACATTTAAGTTTATGAGAGAATTTTCTTAATTTAATAAGATTGTTCAAGCTCGACGAAAGTGACAGGCATCAAAGATGACTGGCAGGTTGTCGGGTCCCAAAAGGGCCTAAGCCGGGGACCTGTGATTTATCACGAACTCTGACTTCCGAATCCAGTCTCATAAATTATGATTGCGGATCTTACCGTTGA